GGAGCTAGGGAAATGGTAACTACTCCAGATGGAAAAAGGGTTTCAGCGTTAAAGAAAACAAGCAGAGCGGATTTTATTTATAAAATGCAAAAGCTGGCCAAGGAAACTGGACTTGGAAACATATTACCACCCGGCACAGATATGAGCAGGGATTTAATTACGCGAATGAAGGATATTGCCAGCGAGTCTAGGCTTAAACTTATTTTTGACACTCAAACCCAACAAGCTCAATCATACGGCTACTACAAGCAGGGACAAGACCCAGCAATCTTAGACGCTTACCCCGCTCAACGGTTTATAAGGGCTGAACAAAGAAAAGTTCCAAGACCTTTGCACAAAAGAAACCGAAACGAAGTTAGACGTAAGGATGATATGGAGTTTTGGCTTCGCATGAATGACCAAAGCATAGGTGGCTTTGGAGTTCCCTTTGGCCCGTGGGGCTTTAACAGTGGGATGGATGTGGAGGATGTACGCAGGGACGAGGCTATTCGCATGGGGTTAATTGATAAGAATGAGCAAGTGCTTCCCCCTGACGATACGTTTAATAAAGATTTAAAAGCTGCGGCAGATGTTGAGGGTGAGTTTTTGGAGAAGTTCATGGACAAGCTTGGCATGGATGCAATTAACGAGGGCAAATATGTAACGATGGCCGAAAAGATTAGTGATGCTCCAACTCCAGCCCCAGCTAAAACAGTTTCTACAGGGCTGCAAAAACCAGAAAAAATTGTAACACCAAAGCCAGAATCTAAAGCTTTAGATAGGAGAGAAAAATTTGCAGATGGAAATTACGAGACTTATGTAGCAGCCTACAACCGACAATTAAAATATTACATTAAAGAAAATAAACTAACAGAAGCTCCAAGCTGGATACAAAAACAAGTTGGTATTTTTGGGCCAAAGCCTGTTACAGTTAAACAAGTAAAAAAAGAATTAAATAAAAGAGCAAAAAATAAAATTGATGACTCCACACCTTTTATAAGAGTTAAAAAAGGGACTCTTACTAAAATCCTAAAAGATGGCCGTTTTAAGTCACAGTTTGAAACCAAATCTAGTGGTGGAACTTTCAACCCAAGAATAAGGGCAGAAGTTGAAAAGCAGCTTTTTAATTACAATGAAAGTTTAATGCCAAAGGAAAGGCCTATTTATGGATATGCAAGCCCAACAAAAGAAGGCACATACAAAACTGAAAGAGATGAAGAAGGCACTTATGATCCTGTGGCAATGTACGGAAAAATAAGAATAAGGCTAAAGGATTCGGCAAGAAATAGATCGACCGTTACCTTTGATGATTCTCTAGGTTCTACTGATATGCTGCTGCCAAGCCCAATGAGTAAACCTACTGAATTGTCTCTACCCATTGAAGCAACTTATATATCTAATATTATGGAATCTTTAGAAAAAGAAAAACGCTGGCTAACTGGATATATTGAAATGCAAGTTCATGGAGGTGTTTCAACTAATGATATTAGTAAGGTATTTTTTCCTTCAAGTTTTGATGTAACCCCAGAAATCCAAAAACAATTAAAAGAGAAAGGAATAAAATGGCAACAAGACAAATAAAAACAAAGATAGCAAGCGAGTTTCCGAAAATAATTGCACAACAAGACCAAGAAGCATATTTGATTCAAACAAGTCAAGAATTGGCTCAAGTGGTTGATTGGGATGACAAGGAGAGGTTTCCAGAATTAAACCTTCAATCTATTTTAGCCCGTGGCTATTGGGAAGATTTAACCGTTCCCCATCCTACACTTGAAGAACTTTTGAAAGTTAAATTAGTTAAATCATAATGAGCAAAAAAACAGACAAAAAGGTTGGGGACATTGTAGTTCATTGCAAACACACGAAGATGGAGGATATTGTAAACTTAGTTCCACATCCTCAAAACCCAAATAAACATCCAGATAAGCAAATTGCTTTGCTTGCTAAGATCATTAAAAACTCAGGATGGCGTAGCCCAATAGTCATTAGTAAGAAAACAGGGTTTATTGTCTCAGGACATGGAAGATTAGAAGCGGCAAAGCTTTTAAATGTTCAAACCGTTCCGATTGACGTGCAGGAGTTTGCTAGTGAAGCAGAGGAATATGCTCACCTAGTTGCAGATAACCGAATAGCAGAACTTTCTGGATTAAGTGATGATAAGCTTACTGAGCTATTAGCAGGGTTGAGTGAAACAGACATAGACATGGAACTAACTGGGTTTGATGGTGATGAACTTGCTAAGCTTTTAGATGTTAACCATGAAGAGATAGAAGGAAGCGAAAAGTTTAGTGAAGCTATTGCAGAGTCTAATAACTACGTGGTGCTTGTCTTTAAGAATGATATTGATTGGCTATCTGCACAATCGCACTTTGAATTAGATACGGTTACGGCTAAACGTCAGAATGGCAAACCTTGGTCTAAAGGCATTGGAAGGGTTATTGATGGAGCCAGCTACATAACAAGGGCAACAACTTTTAACAACAACAAAGATTCCAAAGAATGAAGGAGCCTGTAATAATTTCACCATCATACAAGAGGGCAGATGGTTTAAAAACTCACAAGCTTATCCCTAGCGTGATTTATTGCGTTGGTGAATCAGAAAAGGAAGAGTACGAAAAACAAGGGGTAAACGTAGTGGCTTGTCCTGACAAGGTTAATGGAAACATTGCAAGAGCCAGAAACTGGATTCTAGATAATTATGCTGATCAAAGACTTTTAATTATTGATGATGACATAGCTAAAATAGGGAGGCACGAACCAGATGGAGAAACTTACAAAGTAAACTGGCTAACAACAGATGATATAAGTGACTTAATACAACAAGGTTTTGAATTATGTGAAGGATTTGGTGCTAGGCTTTGGGGGCTAAACCCTGCAAGTGACAAAGGCGGCTATAGGGAATATACGCCTTTTGGCTGCAATTCTTATATTAGCGGCTCTTTCTCAGGTTTTATTGATCCTGAACTGCGTTATGATGAAAACCTACCTTTAAAGGAAGATTATGACATGACCATTCAGCAATGTAATAAATACAGAAGAGTTTTGCGGCTCAATATGTTTCACATGATAAAGAATGACCACGGAAATAAAGGAGGCTGTGCTAACTATAGAACTCTTGAACGCGAAAAGGAACAGTATGAGCTTCTTTTAGGTAAGTGGGGTAGCAAAATTGTAAGGAGAGATAATGGAAGCAAGTCTAATGGAAATAAAAAGGCTAGTTATGATATTAACCCAATTATAAACGTACCAATCGGTGGAGTTTAAAATTGAATAATCTGCAAAATAGTAAAGTTAAAAGACCGTGGGGCTACTTTATCGTCCTAGATGAAGGGAAAAAGTTTAAGGTAAAACGTATTTTAGTTAATCCTAAACAGAAACTGTCTTTACAATATCATTTACACAGAGCAGAGCATTGGACTTTAGTTGAGGGAGAGGCAACTGTAACTTTAGAGGATAAGATAATAAAATTAACTCCTAATGAATCTACTTACATTCCTTTAAAAGCATTGCATTCGCTGGCTAATGAAGGGGAGAACATAATGCAAATAATTGAAGTGCAGCTAGGTGATTATCTAGGTGAAGACGATATAATAAGGGTAAAAGATAATTACGGTAGAATTTAAGAATCCATTAACACCGAAAAAATGAATAAGTTGCAAACTAATTTAAATAAACCCTCTTACTCTATCCCTCAAGTAGCTAGAATTATTGGAGTAACCCCTTACAGAGTTAGAATAATGGTAAAACTAAAGCAAATCCCTGCCCTTTTAGCAGGTAAGCAAGAGATTATTCTAAAAGAAGACCTAGAACATTACCTTCAAAAGAGAAATACTTCTACGAAATTACAGTATCAGTACTAATTAGCACAAATTAACACTTGATACTGACCCACACTTCAGAGTCAAACTTGTTGCTTCAATGGCAGGAGCTACAACAGGCAAGCGACTCACCTCCCCCACACCAGCCAGTAATGGCAAACATGCAGGTGGTAGACCTAAAATAGTCTTCGACCTAGACCTAGTTGAAAGGCTAGGCGGTTTAAATGCTACTTTAGGCGAAATGTCTACTCTTTTGGGCTGTTCTCATGATGTAATTCAAAGACAATACAAGAATCCTGAGAGTGAGTTTTGCGTTGCCTATGAAAAAGGGAAGGCCAAGCTGAAAACTTCCCTTAAACGTAAATTGGTTCAACAGGCTTTAGAGAAGGATAATGTAGTAAGCCTAATCTTTGCTCTTAAAAACGTATGTGGATTCACAGACAGGGCAGATGTAAATGTGGAACACTCTGGTCATTTGATTACTGATGAAAAAACTCTAGTTGGAACTTGGCGGGAAATGCTAGGGGCTCCAAACGTAGAGAACAACTAAATGGACAAAGAGAAACGAGCAGAAGCTTTATTCAAACTCATGTTGCCATACCAGCAACGATGGGTTTCAGATGCTTCACGTTTCAAGATTTGGCTAAAGTCCAGACAGATAGGCGGTTCACTTGGTTCAGCTTTTGAGGCTGTCGCTAGTTGCATTGATAAACCTAACACGGATTGGGTAGTGCTTTCTGCTGGTCAACGGCAGTCTGAGGAATGGATGGTCAAAGGCAACCGAGTGGCAAGAGTAGTAACAGATGCCTTAGGGCTAGATAAGCCAGACTGTCGTACCAGCGAAGTGAGGTTTCCTAACGGGTCAAGAATCCTAGCACTACCAGCAAACCCCGACACTGTTAGGGGATATTCAGCTAACCTTGTTCTTGATGAGTTTGCTTTCCATGAAAGGCCAGACAGAATTTACGAAGCTATTTACCCTGCAATCTCTAACCCAATGAGGGGAGAGTTAAAGATAAGAATCATAAGCACTCCTGCGGGGCGTAATTCCAAGTTTTACGAGATATGGAACAAGTCAGATCAATTAGGCTTTATTCAGCATAAGACAACAATCCATTCAGCAATAGAGGAGGGATTGCCTATGAATGCCGAGGAGCTAAAGACAGGCTTAGATGACCCAGATGCTTGGGCTCAAGAATACGAATGCGAGTTTGTAGACGCTGCTAATGTATTATTGCCTTACACTTTAATTGATGAGTGCGTGAATGATGAGGCTACAATTGATTTTGAAGATCAA